GGGGGGGGACAGGTAATACTAGACTGTCCCCCCTGTCTTAAATAGTCTCTCGCGACCACTATTTACAGCATCGAGTCACCGCAAGTATTACAGTGATGAGATGTCTAGGGTACTTTCAGAGATACGTGGCATCAAGCGACAGCTCAAGGCCCAAGACGGCGACGATAGCCGGGCCAGGGCTAACTTTGAACGTTATTATAACATTCAATCCACAATGCCACCTATCAAACGTCGTAAGGTTTCACGGCGCTCAATCAAGCGACGTGCACGCAGGACGTCAAAGAAGAATGCTTACACTTCTTCGGCAAAGGGGAACTCTACAGCTATTGGTTACTCGCGTAACAAAATATCTGCAAGAACTTACAGGAAACATTTATGGCAGAGTACGTTGTTCTCTGAACATTGGAGATCGATAAAAACAGAAGAATTTAACATGGCACCGTCAAACACGGGTGTGACGGCGGCCATTACTACTCCAAATATCATACAAGATGCTTTTTGGTCCGCAGCAGGAGGCTTCACAGGGTCCGGTACTTTCAATGACACAGGGGCATTTACAGTCCGAGGTGGATTGTGCAAACTCATGATGCACAATGATATGTCAGACCCGTTAATTGTAACGGTCTACAAGATGTACTTCTTTTCGGAAGCTGACAGTGGATCCTTCCCTGCCACTCCTGACAGTGCTTGGGATCCAACTTATTTGCCTAACTTTAGTCGAGACTACAAAGTTCTAAGTCAAAGAGAGTTTAATATTCGTGAACAAGACGTTGTCACTCTATCTCATAAGATTAGGCCGTTTAAAACGACACAGGACAATTGGAATGCAGGACACAAGAAGTTATTCTGGTGTATCAAAGCATACAACCCTTCAGGCACCACAGGTGGTAACCTTCGGTGTCATGTCAGTCATAATTTATCGTTTACTGGTGATCACAATTAAAGTTGTTTAGTCTTCGCTCGCATCCGCTTCGCTCCGGTCCTTGGGGCCTTCGGCCCGTTTATAGCCCCTGTATTTACGTGGAATAATTTGGTTTATTAGAATTAACCCACCCCTAGGGGTAAACCCCTAGGGGTTCATTCCCTATTGATGTTCGTTGACTAGCTTAACCCACCCCTAGGGGAAATCCCCTAGGGGTTCAGTTGATTCCCTATTTCTGAATAATGCATTACTTTAACTCTACGGTGGAAGGCATCTATGTGGACCTGATCCTCATCGGGCCACACATTCCTTGGAGTCATGTTACTGGTAAACACAAACGTTGTAGCTTTCAGTGACATACATCCTCCCTTATTCTCAATGAGACAAGGGTAACGGTCTACCCACCTTAAACAGTTGGCTATGCTTACACCTCCTGGACAGAGGTCGTCGAAGATAACTTCATCTTCTTCGTCGTATCCGTCCCACCATTTAGTTTGGGGCATCTTGCGGTACGCTTCGGGGTACTTTTCGTACGCCCACCGACTTTTTCCACAACCGGGTTCTCCATAGATCCACATGGCGGTGATTTCTCCTCGTTCAAACTTGGGTCCACAGTTGTTGTATCTGATGTTCCGTCCGTATCGGACCCATCCGACGGGATCAGATTCTCTAGCTCTTTTAATTCCATGCTGGGTATAGGTGCTAACAAGCTCTGCAACATTGTGCTTTGCGACGTGACGGCTCCTTTCAGGGCAGACACCAACTTCAACAAACTTTCCATCTTTCTTACAATAGTCGATAGCTGAATGCAGAGCTCTGGCTGTTTCCAGGTGTGCTCGGGTGCCGAGTAACTCCTTACATTTCTTGAAAGATATGGGGCTCTTGAATAATACGAATCCTTGTAAGTGCGGGGTGCCTGACTCTCCGACTTCATCTCCGATAATCAAATACTCTACGTCTAACGCTAGCAAACTGGCGCGTTCTTCCTCGGTCGGGTTGTTGAGGGTGAAAACAAATTTACAAACTGGACGAGGCATTTTATAGACTTGAATAGTGCAGTGCCAAAGGGGGGGGACAGGTAATACTAGACTGTCCCCCCTGTCTTAAATAGTCTCTCGCGA